CACGACCCATAAATCCGTTTGCTCTCATGTCTGCCGCTTCTTTCTTTAACCTATTATATTCTAGTCTTATTGGATCAATAGGTTCAATAGAATTATTTGGCATAGGTTGAGCAGCATTAGCTTTTAAAAGATTTTCTTCTGGACTAGGACCTATTCTCCTTGGATCATTTACAAATAAACCATCTGAAAGAATACGATCATTAGGTCCTTGAGTTATGCTTCCATAACCATCGTTACCTAAACCTGTAAATCCTTTAAACCTGTCTTCTTTAGGTTGTGGTTTACGTCCTAGAAAATCAATTAAAGTTTCATTAGGTGATATACCTGACATACTACTTTCCTCCTGACTTCTGTGTTTGAGAAGGAACAGGAGCTCCTGATAATAAAGAACCTAATCTCTGTAGACCTTGATAAGTAGCATCTAATTCACGTTGTGATTGTTCTTGTAACATTTGACCAGCTTGACCTTGATAGTTAGCTCCAGCTCCAGCCGCTTGTTGCATAGCGCCTGTGTTACCTATAATTTGTTGAGCTGCACCAGTAGTTAGACCTCTGCGATCAGATAAGTCTTGATAATCAATACCTGCTAAAGCACTAGCTAAGTTAGCATCTCTTTCACCTGCCAGTAATCCTGCACGAGCACCACCTATTTGTCCTGATGTAGCTAAAGAAGCTCCCATTGGTGCAAAAGCGGCTTGAGAATCACGTATAGCAGCATCTTTAAGTCCTTGAGTAGCACCACCGCCATATATACCTTCTCCTGCAGCTGCTTGTTTTAAAACATCTGTAGCTTCATTAGCAGAATTATACTGATTCATAGATTCACCAGCTGCTCCTGTTAAAGCGTTAATACCTTCTTTTTGTTGTTTATTTAAACCAGCAACCATTCCAAGATCACCAGCATTAAATGCATCTGTAGCACTACCTGCTGCATTCGTAATATAAGGTTTATACCAATCAGGAATACTTTCTATGGTTTCACTTCCGCCTCCGCCTTTAGAAACTATACCTAAACCTCTTGGTGTAACCGCAGGCATGAACGGGTTTAATTCTTTAAATCTCATTTTCTAACTCCATAGAATGGACCACATAGGTCTCGTTATAACTTTCACCTTGTGATCCTTTAAGTTTATTTAGGATCTTTGACCAACCTTTTCTACCATACATCTCAATGCGTCTGCACCCTTGTTGTCTTGCGTAAGCCTCAATTGTGTGATGGGCATTTTTATAGGTGTCCCATCTACCACCGTTTATACTTGTTGTTGTAATTAAATGAAGAGACTTATGAGTAGCGTAGTAGTTTATTTTAGTTATACTAACGTTTACTATTTCTTTTTCTTCATTTAATACTATCCAGCACTGATAATTGTCTGGATCTTGTAACCATTGTAAATAATCGTAAGTAGTAGATTCATTAACACTATGTTCTAGTGCAGACTGTATAGCAGGTTCTATCACTCTCCAATGAGCAATAATACTGCTTGGGTCTAAATGAATTACTTTCATGCTGTTTCCTTTATATTTTATATTCCTTCATAACCATTAGCTTTTAATAGGTTTTTCCATTTATCTTCTATAAATAATAAATAAGAAGGAGGACATTTTATTATTGTGTGTTCTGGTTTAATAGACATACCAAAATCTACAGGAGAATAAAACATATCATCGATAACACCTTCTTCTGTTTCTAATCTCCAATAACCTTCAGTAACCTCTACTACTTCTAAATCTGACATTATATCGCTCCATATGTTGTACCATCATCAGTATACGAAACATACGTACCTGTGATAGCTGCTCCACCTGCACCAGCACCAGCGCCTAAACCTGTGTTACCCCAGCCACCGCCGCCGCCAGATCCTTGACCAAAAAAGTTTGAACCCGAATTTAATACAGAGCCACCATTAGCACCTGCACCCGCAACAGTAGCACTACCATTAAGTTGGTTAGGGCCAGGGTTGTTAGCATTACCTGTTGCATTACAGCTACCAGAAATAGTTGTAGAACCTGCGTGACCACCTCCACCTTGAGGGCCACCTAATCCAACGTTTCTTGTACCAAAAATAGTACAACAGCCAAATGTACCTCCACATTGACCTATTGTAGCTGAACCAGTAGAACTAGGGGTAACAGAAGCTAATCCAATAGTAGATTGACCTGCGCCACCACCACCATTAGTTCCTCCACCTCCACCGCCGCCTGCAATAAGAGATCTAAGTCCGTTAATAATAGTAACATTTGATCCTGTTACTGAAATAGCAGTACCTCCTGCACTACCAGGGTTTCCTCCTCTTCCAGAGATACGTCCTAAATTCACAAGAGTACCGTTGTTTACGTCCATTGTAATTGCAGGAGAAGAAGTACTATTACTCCATACCCAAAAACCTGAAGGCACAATAAGTGTTTCTCCTGCGGATATATAGTCTGATGCAACTATATTATTAAAACTAGGATAGTTATTTAATACAGCATAACCTGTATCAGATGAAGTAAGCTCTGTACCAGTAAAGAAGTTAAGTTGAGATATTACAGCATCTCCTAAAGTAAGCTGTCCGTTAGAATTAATAGACAACATTAAGCTATCTAACTCTAATCTATCTGTACTTATAGTTCCTGATGTTATACTATCAGCACTAATACTACCTTTGACTGCAAGATCAGTTCCATTCCAATTTACATAATTAGTAGCATCACCTAAAGTCATTTTACCATTTGTTAAATTTAAAGAAAACCCTTCTTGAGAACCAGTAGGAGGTGTTCCAGCAGTTATTGCACCACCTGAACCACCAGATAAAGATCCTGCAGTAATATTCCCACCATCTATTGAGGTAATAGTAGAACCATCTAAAGAAAAGTCTCCACTATTAAATGTTACAAGACCAGAAAAACTAGTGCCCTCTATAGGTGTTGTACCTGTGGCAACTGTAGTTATAAAAGGAGCAGTAGCATCTACAAATAATAAATCAGAAAAATAAACATCAGTTGTACTGGTAGCAATTTTAGTTGGAGCAGTTAAAGACCAACCTGACGTAATGTTTGATAAGGCACCTGTGCTCCAAGTAATTGTAGCAGAAGGAGTTACTGGAGTTGAGGTAGATGCTATATATAATCTGCGACTTGCATATCTTATTGCGTCAGATCCATCTGCACCATCAGACCCATCTGCACCATCTGTACCTGCTGGTCCTGTGGCACCATCTGCTCCTGTAGCACCATCTGCTCCTGCAGGACCTGTAGGGCCTATTGGACCTTGTGTCCATTGATCACCATCAAATATCCAAATAGATGAATTAGAAGAAGCGTATATAATATCACCCACTGCACCTGGGTCGTATGAGTTAGGTGGAGTAGCAGCTATTGTTACATTTCCATTACTTAATTGTTTAACAATAGCAATTAGAGTATCTCTAGTTGCTTTGTCTCTAATCCCTGCTGGGATAAACACATTAGACATTATTCACTCCTTTCCTGCGAGCCGCAGTATCATCTTGTACCTGAAGGTATAACCTCTAGATCCATTCCTGTTAATTCGGGATTATTAGTACCAGACATGGCTACTTCTAAATTAAAGTATCTTCCAGTTAATCTATAATCTCTTTTATATCCTGATCCTATAGAGGGATCAAAAGTTCTTTTATACTTATTATCTCTGTTTGCAAATGTTAAATTAAATTGAGCATCAACAGTATTAGTGTCATTTAAATTACTAGATGTAATAGCAGTAGTATTAAATATATTAGTACTCATAGGGTATACTGCAGTTATCCTTTTAGTTATATTAGGATTACCTAAGTCTTGTTTTAAAAATCTAGCATATCCATCTGAAACTAAATTGTTACTTAATAAAAATATACCTCCAGTTCCAAATCCATAAATATAAAGTTGACCATTAATTTCTCCTTCAGTTATACCTTTAAGATTATTAATAGTTCTTTTATACCAAGTATCGCTAGAATAATTATATACATAAGCAAAATTACAACCTGTACCACTACGGTTTGTACCGTCATGTTCTTTTAAAGCGCTATAACACACCCATACTTCTTTGTCTCTAGTGTTTCTGAAGGTAAAAGTTCTATCTCTGTGTGCAGGATTTACTGTATCATAGATATCTTTTTGTATTCTACCTTGAGATATATCCTGTTTGTTAGGTCCACCATCATGTATGTATATACCATAGTTACCTAAAACAAAATGTCTACCACCACCTATATCTTCAAAACAACCAGGGCTGTATAACCCATCATCATCAAATAAAAGTTCACTTGTTAAGTAAAGAGGTGCACCTGTATCTTGATATCTGTATACAGAATCATCTTTATAAACAATAAGATAAGGACCTAGTTGAGCTGCATCTAATAGTTCTCCTACTGTTTCAGTAAGTATATCATCTCCTGCTGTGTTAGTAGAGGCGTATCTCCAAGTAACACCGTCAAGAGTATTAATGTCTGTTATAGGTGTAGACCAGGCTAATGATGCATTACCTAAATTTTCATTGTTTAAATACTGTCCACTTAGGTTTAATGCAATTAATCTATTGTTATACTGAGCCATACTTTGAGCAGTAACTCTGTCTGCAACAATTGCTTGAGTAGTTGCGTCAGTACCTGAAAACCAGTTAACTAAAAATTGAGCTACATAAGTAGGTGCTGCCTCTGTACCTGTGTTTCTTACAAGTATAGGTTGGTTAATACCATCATTGCTAATAAGTAAACCATTAAATGCAAATAAATCTATACCAAACCTAGCGTTCTCATCTAAGTTAGTAGTAGCTGTAACTCCAGATAAACTTCCTAGTGAAGTAGTAACATCTTGAGCTACCTGAAACTTAACTGTACCTGAATCATCATACAAGTAAGCTAGGTTGAATTGGTTAGAACCCACAGGAGTCCATTGAGTGACTGCTAAGACATCACGTACAGAAGTACCTGTAGTGTTAGTATCAAACGCTGTAGGAAAAGCTGGAACACCTTGAAGAGAACCATCAAAGGATCTCATATTAAGACCCTCTGAAAAGTTTTCAGGAGATAATGCCTGTGCAGGCGTATCTGTATTCAAGCCCTTGATACCTAAATTTTGTAATGGTATTGTTGGCATTTATTATTCCTCTAAGTTAATTCCTATCTGTTTGAATTTCCTACGAGCACAACGTAATCTGAAGGCTCGTAGTCTAGCGTTTACTCTTCTCTTTCGTTTCCAAGGGCGAGGTCTAATAGAGTCATTACTGCCATCAGCGAGTAACTTTCCATTAGATTTCACAACCCCCTGCAGTGCATGCAAGCGTTTGTGCCCCTTCAGTATTGTCTTCCTGCTCATAAACCGAGAGTTCATTCCAGTTGATTGACGATGGAAATTGTGCGAGTGATTCATTATATTCTTTTTCCGAAACAGGCTGGTACGGAGCTTGCTGATACGAGTGCTCAGTATAAGGTAAGAACGACACACCTGTTATTTGGTCGAAGTTCTTATATACCCAGGCACCTACATCTAACCACTCAGTGTCTTTAACATATACCGTAATAGACACAGAATGTTCTGCCCAGTTCTGTTTTAACTTCAACCATAGTTTTAATTGCTCGATAGCACTCAACTCATTAGCCATCACAGAACCTTTAGGGCTTTCGATAGGAAAAGAAAACACAGTAGTACTGTCAGGCTTCATTGCACAGGGTTCACTCGGCACACCTGTCTGCTTCATAAAGTCAGTCAATGGGTCCTTATTGTCTCCTCGTACAGTACGGATATAGTATGGTGCAAAGCGACCATGTATTCCTGATGAACTGTTTACAAGTTGACTAACAGTACCCGAAGGCTTAATCGTTGTTATAGAAGTAGATGCAGGTATGTTAAGGCGTTTAGCCCACTCTACGTTTACTTTAATAGCGTAATCACGTAGTTCCTGTATATCTTTTTCTTTAGCATTAAATAGTACTGGACAGTCACATACACCTGTTAAAGATACACCTAGTAGACGTTCTTCTTCTGTATTTGAATTCCATACTTTACGTAAATAAGGGAAGTTAGTTAATGTAGATTGTAATGTGCCTAGAATCGTTGCACACTCTACTTTTTCTTTAATTGTTTTAAGAGTATCTTCACTACGAAGTACTACTTCTGTTAAGTTACAGAACTGATTAGACCTAAGTG